TCCGGCCGCGTTGCCAATCTGCTCGAATCTGTCGCGAGCCTTCTAAAGTCGGGTGATGCCGGACTGAACAGCGACGGCGATTTTTTTCGCTCGGATGCCCCTCAGTACAACGGTCAGGCTGAGGCGACCGGCATCGAGATTTCCGGGTCGATCCTCAAGGCCGACGACGAGGAGCGCATCGTCTGGGGGTGGGCGTCCGTCGTGACCGAGAACGGCGAGCCCGTGGTGGACCGCCAGGGCGACGTGATTACGCCCGACGAGATTTCCAAGGCGGCTACCGAGTTCATGCTTTCCGTTCGCGTTGCCAAGGCCATGCACGACGGCGAGCAAATCGGTCACGTCGTCCACTCGTTCCCGGTCACTAACGAACTCGCCAAGGCGCTCGGCATCCAGTCCGACCGCGAAGGCTGGATCATCGCGCAGAAGATCACTGACGACGAAGTGTGGAAGCGCGTCAAATCGGGCGAGCTGAAGGCGTTCAGCATCGGCGGAAACGCGGTGTCCGAGGACATCGACGGCGATGACGACGATGAAGAGGACGACGACTAATGCCCAAGCGACTGCGCGCGATCAAGCTGGACGAAGTGTCGCTGGTCGATTCGCCTGCGAACCAGCACGCGAAAGTTGTGATGTACAAGCGTGCGCCTGAAACGGACGTGACCGAGGACGCTAACGACATGACCAAGGGGTCCGGCTACATGCGCGACAAAGACAAGATGAGCGACGCGGACAAGAAGAAAGTGCGCGAACTCATGGACAAGGAAAACATGACCGAGGACGAGGCGATGGCCTCGATCTTTGGCAAGAGCACCACCGACACGGAATCACCCGACAACGGCGCCGGTTCGCCCGGCAAAACCGCAACCAGCGTGGACAAGGAGGGCGATATGGCCCCGGAAGAGCTGGAGCAACGGCTGGGCGAGCTGGAGACTCAACTCGCCGCAGTGACCAAGGCGGCAGAGGCCGAAGGCTTCGAGGTTGCCAACGAGGGCGGTGAGGTGACGCTGACCAAGCGCGCCGAGCCGGAAATGATCGAGGTCGAGGGCGAGCTGATCGAGAAGTCGGCTGTTCCGGCTCCGATGCTCAAGGCGCTGGAGCGGATCGCCAAGCTCGAAGCCGAGCGTGAGCGCGAAGCCCTTGCCAAGCGTGCCGAGACCGAGCTGCCCCATCTGGCCGGCTCCGTCGACGCCCGTTCGGCGCTGCTCAAGGCCGTCGATGGCATCGAAGACGAAGCCCTGCGCGGCCAGGTTGTCGAGACCCTCAAGGCCGCCGACAACGCCACGAAGGCGCATTTCCTCGAGATCGGCAAGACGGCCAACGGCGACGCCGATCCGAACGATCCGTCCGCCGAGGTGGCGCGTCTCGCCAAGGCGCTGCAAGAGAAAGACCCGAGCCTCACGGACGCGCAAGCTCGCGCCGCCGTGTGGAAGTCCGCTGATGGCAAGCGCCTCCGCGCGCAAATCGCCACCCACTAAGGAGCCTGAACAATGGCTATTGTTGACGACAGCCTGGTTGTCTCGCTCGAAGCGGGCGCGGACCTCTCGGCAGGGCAGTACTACTTCGTCTCAGTCGCGTCTGACGGCCAAGTCGATCTGACCGGCGACGGCGCACAGGCCGACGGCGTTCTCCTGAACGATCCGGCTGCGGCTGGTCGTGCGGCGACCGTCTGCATCCTCGGCAAGACGAAGGTTACGGCCGGAGGTGCGATCACGGCGGGCGGCAAGATCGCCTGCGATTCCTCGGGCCGCGCTGTGGCTGCGGCCACGACCGGCGACGAAATCCTCGGCGTTGCGCTCACGACCGTCACCACGGCGGGCGAGGTGGTCGAGATCATCTTCAACCCCAACGGCACCGTTGCCTAACAGGTCAGCTAAGGAGCTATAGCCATGCGACCGACTCCGAGTGACGTGCATGTCGACGCCGCGCTGACCGACGTTAGCGTTGCGTTCCTGCAAGCACAGTCCAACTTTGTCTTTCCTCGGGTCTTCCCCCGAGTACAGGTGTCCAAGCAGTCGGACAAGTATTTCGTCTATGATCGCGGTTCCTTCAACCGCGACGAGGCGGCCGTCCGGGGTCCGGGCACCGAGGCCGCGCTGGCGGACTACAGCCTGTCCACGGCGACCTACTTTGCCGACGTGCTCGCGCTCAAGCAGCGTGTGCCGTATCAGACGATTGCGAACGCGGATGCCGCCATTGACCCGGAGGCTGCCGCCGCCGAAGTCCTCATGAACAAGATGCTGATCAAGCAAGAGCGCGATTTCGCATCGACCTACATGACGACTTCGGTCTGGGGCACCGACGTGACGGGCGATTCGTCCGGCTCGGTCGGGTCTGGTGAGACGACCTACTGGTCCGACTACACCAACTCCGATCCGATTCAGGACGTTGAAGAGGGGATCGACACGATCCTCGGCGCCACGGGCATGAAGCCCAACAAGCTCGTTCTGGGGCGCGAAGTGTACGCACAGCTTCGCAATCACCCGGACGTGATCGACCGCATCAAGGCATCGGGCGGCGTTGGCCCGAACAGCCCGGCAGTCATCATGCTCGCGGCGATGGCGCAAATCTTCGACCTCGATGAAGTGATGGTCTCGAATGCGGTCTACAACTCCGCAATCGAGGGCGCTTCCGAGTCGAGCGGCTTCATCGTCGGCAAGAATGCGCTGCTCGTGCATTCGCCGGACGCTCCGGGGCTCATGGTTCCGGCTGCGGGTTATGTCTTCAGCTGGAACCAGTACACCGGCGTCACGAACCCGATGGGCGTTGCCACGTCCCGGTACGACCGGCCCGAGCTGAAGTCGGTGGAAGTCGAAGCCGAAATGGCCTACGACATGAAGCTTGTGTCGCAAGACCTGGGCTACTTTTTCAGCGGTATCGTAGCCTGACGACCCCGCTAGGGCGCGGTCCCGACCCGCGCCTTGGCGTTACCTAACGCGCTACCTGATGCGTTACACAGATTGACCCGATTCCCCCGACGGAGACTGACCATGCGCCGCTTCACTCGAGAACAATGGGACGGCAGGAAGGTTCTCAAGGTGCGCCGCGCATTCAAGGGCGCGGGGCGGTCCTTCAAGCCCGGCGATAACTTCGAGTGGGCGCGCTATGGCGTTGAGCCGCGCCGCGTGCGCCAGCTTTACGAGGCGGGGTTCCTCGACCACGACGATGCGCCCGTGTTCGTGGCGCAGCCTGGGGCGAAGCGGTGGAGTATTGCGCCGACGCCTGAGCCGACGCCTGAGCCTGAGCCTCCCCGCATGGTCACGAACTACGACGAAGTCGAGGCCGAGCGCGCCTATCTGTCCGGCTTGAAGCGGGATGAGCTTTGGGACATCGCAGACGAGGAGGGCGCGCCGCGCCGCCTCAAGTCGGCGGATCAAGTCGAGGCGATCATCGCCAATCGAGCCGAAACCAATCGCGGGACGATTGACGCCTGATGGCCTGGACATACTCAGCCACGCCCGGAACCTCGACCGCCGACGAGCGGCGCGACTCTGTGCGGCTGTTAGTGGGCGATACTGATACGAATGACCAGCAGCTCCAGGATGCGGAGATCGCGTTCTTTTTGGCGCAGACGGGCGATGCGATCTATGCGGCTGCTGCGCAGGCTGCCCGCACGCTCGCGTCGAAATATGCGCGGCTGGTCGACACGTCCGTCGAATCTGTCCGCGTCGCGTACTCGAAGCGCCGCGAGCAGTACGATGCCATCTCTGTCCAGATGGAGCGCCTGGACAAGAAATTCGGCGCCGGTCTCGGCACGCCGCTGGCGGGCGGTATCAGCATTTCCGAAATGGACTCTGCCGACGACGATTCCGACCGGCCGCGTCCGCGCTTCGAGCGAGGCATGTTCAACGCGCCGGGCGATGCGGACGACGGGCGGGACGTGGATTCGTGGTGGGAGTATCATCGGTAAAGGCTGGCCTGGACAGAGGCCAGTTTGATCACCCCCTCTAGGCTAGTAGCTTAGAGCCGACGCCCTCTGCGTGAGGGCGTCTCTTTTTGAGAGTGGCCGCCTTTTTTTATCCCTCCTCCGCACCCTACGAACGGCTCCCAATCCCGCCCCCGCCGCCGTGGTATAGTCGGGTTCCCGATAGCAGCCCCGACGCGCCCATGCTCCCATTCGGCACCATCACCCCCGA